GTTGGGCTTGTCAATGTCTTGTTTGTAAGTGTTTGAGTATTAGTTGTACCAACAACAGCACCTGTTGCACCGTGTGCTTCTGTTGCTCCTGTGTGGGTTGTAAGATCTGAAGAAGCAGCCTTAGCATTCAACTGAGTTTGAATTGCTGAAGTAACGCCATCTACGTAGTTAAGTTCTGTTGTAGAAAGAGTTGCTCCATCAAGGATGTTAAGTTCTGTAGAACTTGCTGACATAACAACATCTTCGTTAATCTTTGGTGATGTTAATGTTTTATTTGTAAGAGTCTGTGTATTTGTTGTTCCAACTACTGCACCAGTTGCACCGTGTGCTTCCGTAAGGTTTGCATGTGTTGTAACGTCTGAAGTAAGTGCTACTGTTCCAGTTGCATTTGGAAGTGTGATTGTCCGATCTGCAGTTGGATCTGTTACTTCAAGAGTTGTCTCATAGTCGTCTGCTGTTGCACCTTCAAAAACAATGCTTGATTGGAATGTTCCAACGGCTGGGGCTGCTGCCCACTCAATACCATTAGTTGCTCCTGAATTTGCTGTAAGGATATATCCATTAGTTCCTGCTGCAAGGCGGGTTACTGCATCTGCACCAGAGGCTACTAACAAATCACCTTTTGCGTCTACAAGGGCTTCTGTAAGAACATCATGCCCATTAACGGTTGCTGTTGATCCTTGAACAATTAAACCATTTTTTACTTTAAAATCTTTGTCTACTGTTGCCATTTTTTATCTCCTTTTTTATACCTTTAGTCCCATACGTGCATAACGTACGGTAACTGGGGTTATACCGATTACTGGAGTAACCGTTACGGATACTGTATTTCCAGCACGGGAGACGCTAATGGTGCCAATATTCCCATCATTGTCGATTGTTCCATACTCACTGACAGATACATCTGTACCGTCAGCAAGAATTGTCATTTCTGTTGCGTAATATTTATTTGCGCCTCCAGAAGTCTTTTTAATAGAGATCATATATTTAACTGCTCTATATTCTGTTGCATCAAAATTATCAATTACTGTAGCAGTTTCAATGCCGTTGATTGTTGACTCATTGTTTCCCGCACTACCCAAATCTGTTGCTTGAGCGCTTGCTGTGTCAATAAAATCTTCAAAGTTCCCTTGTGTAGGGCGATCTCCTGTTTGAAATAATAACTTTAAGTTTGCTAGTGATAGTCGGGCCATAGTTACATTATAACATAGGTTTATTATAAGATATAGTTTGAAAAACCAATTACCTGCATACCAATTCCTGGGGGATTTAAAGGATTTATACCTTCAATACCTACATTAGTTATCCTTAATCTGAATGGAAGTATTGCATCTATTGATACCTTTTTAGAATAGTCAACTGTTTTTATACCCGAAGATTTAAAACCTTTTATTGGAGTTATTTTGGTTTTTGTTTTAATATCAGTTAAAGTTGTTTTTGAATAATTAACAGTTTTAATTTTAGAAGACTTAAAGTCTTTTACTGCAGTTACTTTTGCTTTTGCCTTAACGTCAGTTAATGTTGCTTTAGCCATTTCTTATGACTGATCTGTAATTTCGCCAAGCATGATCATTTCTCCTTGACATACCGTCCAAACCCTTGTAGCATCTGTAAGTTGAACATCAAAAACATCACCAGTTCTTAGTTGTTTAGATTGAGCGGGAGTTAAAGAAACTAGAAACTCTCCATCTCCATCAGTTACTGATTGTACTGGTACTAATTCAAATATTAAATCATCTCCGACATTATCAGAGTACCGTCTAAAATCTACCTCAATGTCCCAATCATCGACTACAATTGGATCTCCTGCATCATCTTGTACATATATCCTAAAAGAGGCGCTATCGCCAATTACAACAGTCCAGTTAACCAGTGGTGGCTTATTTCCAATATTGTAGGTAGAAGGAGCCTTTACATCCATCTCTGATTCGTCTGGATTGCGGTATTTAGCCATAATGAAATTATATCACATTAAGTCTTTAAGTTGACTGAATCTTCAAATCCATGATATACTAGTGAGTAACACCATAACCTTATGGTGTTTTTGTTTCTAAGGAGGAACAGTCATGACAACTAATAAGATAGTGATTGGAATACTCGCAGCAGTAACTGGAATTGCTTTGTTCTCTAATTCTAGTGCTAATGCTGAAAATAACTTGAGTAGTACCGTGTCAAAAAGTGAAACCCAAACCGCTGAGGCGGTTTTTTCAGTTTCTAAGGAAGAAAATAATAAAACTAAGAAAAAATATAAATATGGAACCCCTCTTGAAAAAGATGAACTAATCAAAATATTAAAGTCTGTAGGCTTTGAAGGATATGCACTAAAAGTTGCTTGGGCAACGGTAATGAAAGAATCTATGGGTACTCCTAATTCTTGGAATCCCAACAGAAATACTGGAGATAATTCCTATGGCCTATTTCAAATCAATATGCTTGGATCAATGGGTCAAGATCGACGGGATAAATTTAATCTAGAGTCTAACGAAGACCTATTCGATCCCGTTAAAAATGCAGAGATCGCTTACCACATGAGTGATGGTGGTAAGGACTGGTCAGCCTGGAAGGGCATTACTTGGAAGACTAAAGAGTGGCTTGCAAGGTATCCTGATTAATAAGTAATATATTTTTACTTAGACTTTCCTTTAATCCACCAATGCATTTTTCGTCTTTCTCCATATGGGTGAGTGTGTTTTTCTGCAGGCATTCCCATAGGAATCATTTGAGGTATCTTAACAAAGTTATCCTCTGTAATTCTTACATTCTTTAAATGTGTTGATGTTGCTTTAGTATTAATTGCAATGTTGAATCCTAGATCCCTTGCCTTTTTGCAAAAATAAATATCTTCGCTAATCCAAGTGTAGTATGGATATCCCCAATATTCGTCTTGAAACCATTGAGGCATTTTGTCAACATTATTTTCTTGTATTGCCTTATATACAGATTTATGAACAAGTAAAAATCCTGCGCCAACAGAATGTAAATCATCAATAACTTCTTTATCCCAATCAGAGATCCAAAAACCTGCATCTGGATACTCTGGATTTTTATATTGTCCAGAGAGATATAGTTTATCATCAAATGGTAAAAAGTATGAGCCAGAAACAATTGGCCTATTGTCTTTATCTGCACTTTGTATTAATGCATCGAAACTTTCAAGTGTTACCAAAACGTCACAGTCCATTAATAAAAGCCAGTCTGCTCCTGTTTTTAAAAAGTTTTCAACACAAATGTTTTTATTATTAGAAAGATAGTGGCCACTTGCAATAACAATATCTTGAATTTTATTTTTTCGATGAATTAATAACTGCATTATAAATGCAACAAAACCAGTATAGGAAGAGCCAGTGTCTGGCCATCCTATAACTATCTTTTCATTTTTATTCATAAGTACTCCTTATTTACCCTGCTATTTTTTTTATAAAACCTATCGTTACTTCTTGTTACTTTTCCTAAATAGTGTGCAGGTTCAACTAGTGCTGGATTAAATACTGAAATCCATTTTTTTCTTTTAAATGGAATTATTTGGGCAAATGGAGTTCCTTTAGGTATAACTCCTTCAAAATCTTCTCTAATAAAAAATGGAATATTTCCACCAGTAAAATATTTATCACTATCTACAACTGCAGACATTGTTGTAAATGGTAAATCAAATCTATTTAAAGGGTGTGTTACTAAGGTGCTATATCCTCTTGGTGTTTTCCATCCCCATTGAGGCAACCAAATTAAATGATTATTTAAATGACCTGCTGGTCTTGGAATTGTATGACCGGAAAGACCTTTTCTTTCTAAAATTTGATTTTGTTGTACACCTTGAGTATTTTCCCAAGAAATATCAATCTCTTTATTTTCATTTTTTTTAACATTAATGTCAACCCATGTTAATAAAACATATCCAGACATAAGACCATCTAAAAATGGTAAACATCTTTTTAGGCCTGGAAGAATTTCTCCATTATCAGAATCATAATCTAATTCTGCCTCTTTGTACCATTTTGGAACAACTTTTTTTGCTGCAACTGGATGTGGCGCATCAACGTCTTCATTGATTGGAATAAAATGTATACCTCTCATAAATAATATTTACGGAGTAGGATAACTGTCGCCAACAGACAACTGATTTTCTTCAATAGAAACTACTTGATGCGGTGCTGTAAGAACACTTGCCAACAACTCATTACAACCCATAAGAAATTCCACCTTACCATCAACAATAATTGCTAGATGATAGTCATAATTATCAATTTCATAAGATTCTGTTTTTACAACTTCTAAATTTCTTGGTGTAGGCATTTTTCTCCCTTTTCAAACAAGTATATCATAAAAATTAAAATCTGTCTATTCTACAGAAAAATTATCTACAGTTGTTTGTTGTGATGCAGAAGGAATTAAAATAATTCCATGTTTAGACGTTGTTGTTGCGCCAGTTGCGGTATTTGTTAAAGTTCCCAAGTTTGATCCACCTTGATCTGATGCAGAGTATCCAGTTGCTGTTATTGAAAGTCCACTTAGTATAACTCTAATTGATGCTGTTGCAGAAGATAAAGCCTGAGTTGCAACTGTTGTAACTGTATTTGCAATAGATTTAATTAATGATAAAGAATAACTATAGGTGTCTGCATAAGCGCTACAGGCTTGTCCATAAGATTCGGCGCTTCCGTTATATGCTGCTACTGCTGGAATTGCTGACTGCCCCGCATAGCCTGCTACTACATTTACTAGGGCATAGCCTGGTGCATATGTTGTATATGAAGCGACGCAGGAAACATATGGAGTATAGTCATATGGCGCATCAGTATAACTGCTGTATGCCGAACAACCCGATCCACTAACATAATCTCCGATGTATTGCACATCACCAGCATATCCTGTTACTTGTGGAATCGCTGCCTGCCCCGCATAGCCTGCCACAGCCCCTGCTCCGCCAGCGGTATAAGTTTGATAATATGTTGTACATTCAGATCCACTAACTGCTGCTACTGATGCTAGCCCCCACCAGTTTGAAGAATCACTAATCCAAAATGCAGCGCCACTTCCTCTTGATACGTCTACTTCAATAGTTGCACTAGGAGAAGCAAAATCAACTGCAGCAATTGGATAACTTGATGGAGATGTTGCGGTTGATGCTTTATTTGAAGATATTGTCCACGTTCCTCTTGTTGCTTGCCATGCCTGTCCTGTATCTGTTGATCCTATAGAACCATCTGATCTATTGAAAGAATCAGTTATCTTACTTAATACTGATGTGATAATTCCAAGTATATTTAGCATGGAATATCCTTAAGCCGTCAGGTCGCCTAGAAGAACCCAGGAGTTTGTTCCTACTTTGATAAGTGTTGCTGCTGAGTATTGTCCAACAAGTTTTCTATTGCCATTTTTACTATTTAGTGTAACGCTTCCACTTACTGGTGCAACTGATGTTTGAACAGATCCTATTTGCAGAATGTCAACTCTTGCTCCCGCAGGAAATGTGGTTTCTAGTGGAATTGTAATGATTGAAGTTGATGAGGATACGTTCATAATAATAATTTTGCCAGCATCTGCTGGATCTAATGTATAGTTTGCTGTCTTAGTTGATGAATCAACTGTTTGTTTTAATGTTGAAACTGCTGTTGGTGTTGCTGCTTTAATTGAAGAAGTTTCTGATGTGGAATCTGATAGTTGAACAATTCCTACGACAGATGTGGTTGCTGCTTGTGGTGGTGCAATCCATTTAAGTCCACTTGTTTCGGCTGTGTCTGTTGAAAGAATATATCCAGGAGATCCGGCAGTAAGTTTAACTACTGTATCAGCAGCACTTCCTACAATTAGATCACCCTGAGCATCTACAATTGTTTTTGATACAACGGTTCCGTCTGCAGTTACTAGTGCAGCAATATCGTCTTCAATTTCTTTTAAATAAAATGCAATACCTGCAGTTGGGTTTGTGCCAGGAGTAAGTGCTCCATTTTGTCCATAGTGATAATTTCTTAATGCAACTTGAATATCTGCAGGATCAGTTAATTCCGGCATTTTTGCAAGGGTATAGGGATAATTTCCAGTTGATCCAATAGAGGTAGCAGCCATACAAACATTATAACATATTAATAAAAACTATTGAGTTACTGTAATAGCACTATTGACTTCAATTACTTCTATTTCTTGATCAATTCCTGTTAAATTTGGGGCAGTGTTGAGAATAATGTTTAATTGTGACTCATAAACAGTTACAGAATCTTCTTCATAAATAAAAACTTCAGGCAAGATGAGCGCCTGCTGTGCCAGTTACATCGTCAGTTACTGTAATTGTTCCAGTCAAAATTGTATATCTCAATAAACCACTATTAAAAATTTCAACATCGTAATAATATGTTGCTCCGCCAACTAAAAAAGTTCTGGCATCTGGTTTAATTGTACAAGTAATAATATCTGTTGTTGTATTAATTGTTGCAGCAAGCATACCACTATTTGCACCGTTACTAATTTTACTTGTTGGATTATCTCCTCTGCTTGTAGAAATTGTAAAAGTTGCTCCTGCAGAAGAATAGGCATCTAATGCAAAAGTTGCTCCTGCGGAAGTTTTTGGGGTAATTGTAAAAACAAATGTGTCTCCACGATAGTAATCAAAGTTATATGTACCTGGAAATGCCATGATCTTATTATACCACTAAGAAATGTGGACTAAGATAGATTTGACTTTTACATCCCCATCAAAGTCTGCTCTAATTTGTGGATTAATTCCATATTTTCTAATTCTGTCATTTATTATGTACAAGGTTTGGGTAACTGAAAAATCATAAAGATATTTATATTTTAGGTTTGCTACAAACTGTGTTGAATTTAAAGTTGCTTTTTCAGAAAAGGCTCTTATCCAAACCTCAGTATTATTTCCATATGTTTCTAATTCAAAACAATAAGTTATTTCAACTCTACTCCCAATATCTAATCCTTTAAAATTTAATTGTTGATTTGCTGCATTCCATAGACTTACATTTCCTTTTGGTAAATATTCTTCGTTTGTCCCCTCAGATTTTGCATCATTTAATACATTTACCCATCCTTCATCTCCGCTAGATAGTCCTACACGAATTTGTGATTGATCTAAGTTTTCATAATATGCCCAACCAGACTTTCTATTTT